ACCTGTGCCCGTATTGGCGCCCTGAGTTTCGGTAACCGTGAACGTATTAGTGGTGGCGGTTTGAACTTGGTAAAGACGTGAACTGCCGCCAAAACTGTTACCAAGAGATCCAAATAAGAATATCAACTCAATGTGCATCCCAACCGTCAAGCCATGATTTGCCTTGGTAATGGTGACGGTAGAACCTGTTTTGGCATATCTGCCATCGCTTACAGTGATACCGCCACCATCAACTTTGGCAGCACTTAGAGCACCGGCAACATCAGTCCAATCAACATAAAAATATCCAGCCGCAGGGGCAGGACTGCTCAGAATTGTAACGACTCGATTTGCTGTGCCGAATAGTGAACTGGTTGTACGATTTGTGTCAAGGCTATTCCTAAGAAAGCGCAGAGCTACTTTGTTGCCGGCAGTCCAGGTTCCACTTGTTAGGGCATTGATCTTAAGATACGGGCGGATTACATAGACCTGACCAGATGTAACTGTAAAAGTTGCGTTGTACCTAGTGACGTTAAATGTATTTGTCGTAACACTAGAGATTGTATAGGTACGATCATGTGGCGAGTTATAAGCGGCAAAATTCAGAAAGACAGTAGTGCCATTGGTCAAACCATGGGCGGTTGCGGTTACTGTAATCGTTGCTCCACTGCGCGTAAAAGTTGCATCAAACCAATCCCGTGACCATGTGCCTTGGATATTGTTTTGCGCTTCAACGGTGACACCAACATTGGTTTCTACTTCGGCGGATGGGAAGCCTTCAATGATGGTTTGATTTTGCGAGCCAGTTCGTGTATGTGTTGTTACTCCTAAAAAATTAAGCGTGCCAGCTTCACTGCGAAGGGGAACTTCATCGAGGTAGATGGATTTATCACCATCAGCCAAACCTTGAATTTCGCCTTCGCTGATTGCATCAAGAACACGCGCAAAAGCTTTGGATTGCAGGTTGTCGCCTTGAACTGTTGGGCGACGTGCTTGCTGTTGTTGCTGTTGACCGCCGCCAAAACCGCCAACAATTTGTGCAGTTTTTTCGTTCATATCATGTTGGTGTTAAACACACCTGCACTCAGCGTTGTGCTGCCAACCACCATCCTGCCGTAGACCAAATTGATTGGCGTGCCCTGCTGGCTAGTGTTTTGAATCCCGCTGAAGTTGAAAGATTGCAAACGGCGTGGATCACCGCCAGCTCCTCTACTCATGTCGGTTGGCGTCGGTGAAATCATTTGCGCCACACCAGTTAGGGCAAGACTGGCGCCGATTGCGCCGATTGCGCTTGACGCAAACGATCCAAGTACAAAACCGGAGGCGGCGGTGCCAAGGCTTCCACCTAAACCCACTACACCTCCAACCGCTGCTGTACCCGCACTACCAGTAGCACCCAGGCCCAAACCTAAAAATCCAGCACCAGCACCAGCCGTAAGAATTGAAAATGCAATCAAGCCAATCCCTAGAGCGACCTGCCCACCACCGCCACCTGCACCACACAGCACAGGCGTGATCGAGATCGTTGCCTCATCGTTGCAGCTCATCACAAAGTCTTCATTGCCGATCTTCGTCCGACCCACCATCACGCGGTAACCGACGCCATCCTGGGCGCTATCAATCAGCCATTCGTCAAGACCGGGAAAGTTGGCGCACAGAAAACGCACTGCCTCTGCAGGACTTGCCACATCAACGCGGAAGACGTTCTGACCAACGCGCTTTGCTAGTTGCCCGTAGACCTTAACGGCTCTCATGGCGTAGCACCTTCCCCGTACATTTTAGGAGCCAGCCTCCCAATAAGTCACGGCTTGACAGGCGGTTCACTTGATGATGCAGGACGTATTGATCACCGATGTAGACAGCAACGTGATTGAGACCGCTGGAGCCAATCGACAGCAGCAATGCATCGCCCACCTGCAGATTCTTCAAACTGACCTGGCGGAAACCAGCTTCTTCGTATAGGCGCTCAAACCACGGTTCCGCCATCCAGTCGCTTGTCGTAGGGCGATCCCAGTCGGGCAGGTCAAGATTCCATTCCTCCTTGTACCAGTCGCGCACACAGCTCCAGCAATCCAAACTGCCCCAGCAATACTCGCGCCCGATCATCGGCGGCTTGTAGTCATTTGGCAGTGCTTCGCCCCATTGAAAAGTATTGGGGTTGACGATGTACCAAGGCAGACCGCTGCGGTTGCACGCCACTTGATCCGCCATGCTTGGCTCCGGCTTGGTGAACGGATGGCTATGGATGATGGCGACGATCTCACCAGCATCTGATGCAGTTTGATAGTCGTTAGGATCAAGCTGGAAGAAATCGGTTGAAGTTTCAGCAAGGTTCTTGCATGGCCAATATTTTTGCTTGCCTTTGATCACCACCAACAAACCGCAGGCTTCTTTTGGATATTCCTGTTGCGCGTGTAATACGGCTGCTGCTTTAGCGGTTTCTTTGATCATCATGAGAATTGCCCCACGCCAGGGAATCCGCCAAATGGCAATGGTTGATTGGTGCCGAATCGTGCTTCACAGCTAGTCAATCGCTTGGCGCATACGTCGTTAGCCAAGGTGGTCGTTGGTTGATCGTTCACATTAAACCACTGTGTTCCCGTCACGCTGCCGCTTGTCGCACCACTATTTGCGACGGTAACAGTAAAGCTGTTGGCATTTGGCACTGTGACGACCGTGTAGGTATTGGGCGATGGAATACCCGATAGGTGGACAGCATCATTTACCAGCAAGCCATGCGAGGTTGCGGTAACGGTCAAGGTTGTACCAGAGCGGCTAAAAGTACCTGAGAAACTAGACACCGGCGTGTAGGTACATTCGGCGCTCTTGTAGATCCATTGGCAGCGTTGGATTGCTTGGCGCTTGGGTGCGCGGACGCCCTGCATGTCGAAGATGCTTGCTAGTTCCCATTCAATCTGGTTGCGATTTTCGCTGACCTTTCTTGAAATGAAATAAATTTCACGCGGAAATTCAGCGAAAGGATCTGCGGTTGGATTAGTGCCGCCGGTAAAGTTCACCGCGTCTAGATATTTTTTCAGCGTGCGGATGCGGCTGACCTTGGCGTTAATTAGATCATTTCCGGGCGTATAGGCGTTCACTTCCAGTAGCGCCAGTGTCAGTAAGCCATTCAAGTTGGCAACACGGAAGGTCGGACGCGGCAGTTGACCAGTGCCGGAGTACTCAAAACCTTCTGCCTCCACAGGGAGGCGGGTGTAAGCCTGCCCGTTCCAGGTGATGTTTGCCAGCAGTTCGTTGGTGCCAGCGTGGAAGTAGTAGGTCGTGGTTGCCGGTGGATCGCCTGGGTCATAATGCAAGCCGGACACCAACACCAGTTCAAATAATTCGATTACAGCACTAGGCGCCAGCTTCTGTAGTTCCTCGCTGACGGCGCTGATCGCTGCCCATGTGACCGTGCCATCGACTACATAGCCTTCAAGGCTTGCGTAAGCATCGGTTTTGTAAGTCTTGGTAGGCCATACAGGTTCGGTTGATCCGCTGGTGCCAGCAACAATGCAACGAAATACCAAGCCGAAGCCAGTCTGCGTCGTGGCACGTCGTATGTCACCAACGCTGAAGGCAGTAGTGGCTGTCCAGGCGGCGTATGCCATCAGGGTTCAAAGACTTGACGGAAGGTGGCAGTGATTGTATTCACATTGGCGTAACGCAAATCACGTGACCAACTTTCAACCACCCACTTGTACGTAGTTGCTTCGTCCAGCGGTGTCCAATCAAAACTGGCATTATCGGCAGCGCGTGCATCAAAAAATGCCTCAATGGCATCTGCATCAGTGCTGACTTTTGCAGTCCAAGTTAGATCCCAAACACGTGGATTTTGATTCAATCCGTATGTCAAGCGGGTTTCATATCCGTCACCAAACTGCACTTTGCGCACAACAGGTTGACTTTTGCGCACTGCACCAAAATCAGGCGTTGTGCCACCTGTGCTGGTGCCAACAGTTGCATCGTTAAAAGTAGCCATTACGCCAACAAGCCTCCAGGACGACGTTGTCTGATCAGTTCCTGTTGAACCGCAAGACCGACAACCTTGCCAAGCATATTGGCTTTCGGACCATCGCCTTCAACGCTGCTGCCGCTTGCATCCACATTCACGGTGACATTGCCACCGCCAACACCACGCATCGTTACAGGGATGCTGCGACCGTCAGGAAGGGGCACATAGGCTTCAGGGCGGCTGCCTTCACCAAACATGGCAAGCTGCGGGCTATTAGCAATACCACCAGCGGCGTAACGCTTTAAATCAAGCGGACCATTGGCAGTCATGATGCCACCGTTTGCAAAACCAAGAAACTTACTAAGTGCGCTACCACCCGGCACAATTGATTTTAATGTTTGAAACATTGCGAATTGAATCAAGATTCTGCTCATGTCAGCCAACACAGAACGAGCAAAATCAGCAAAGCTTGCCTTGCCAGTGGTGACAAATTCAGTCAACACATCGCCAAGACCAAGAAAAGCATTGCCCAGAGTTTGACCAAGGTTTGCCGCAAGATCACCAGACGAACGAACAACTTCAGCGAAAGATTTTGCAACTTGTCCGCCAAAAGTCTTGGCTATCTCTTTTAATTCTTTAAGTTTTCCAATTAGTTCGTCAATTTTTTCTTTGTTTAAAGAATACTGTCTTTTTTCAACCAACTCATTGATTTGACGGTCGAAGTTAAGCTGCTCTGCTTGTTTTGCGTTGATTATTCCATATTGAACGGCAATATCTTCTAGTTGATTTTTTTCATCTTTCCTGCTTTTTTCTACGGCAAACAAAAGATCAACCATTGCATCTCTTTGTTTATTAAGGCTTCTGGTGTATTCATCTGACGCCTCCATCCTCTGAGTATCTGCATTGAGGGCACCAATTTTTTTCGTTCTTTGTTCTTCATTAATTTGAAGAATTTTTAATTCTTTTGTCAGATAATCTGCAGTCAGTTCATCTTCTTGGCGTCTTGCGAGAGAAATCTGAACACGCAAAGCTGCTTCTCTTTTGCTAATTTCAACAGCTTCTTTTGGTTTCTTGGTTTTCGCCTCACTGCCGGCACCTGTTCCGGCACCAGGCAAACCTTCAGGCTTGGTGCCCGTGCCCGCTCCAGCCATTTGCAAATTTCGTTGATCTTGAGCAAGTTTTAATCTGCCGCGAGCAGTAGACAACTGGGTGCCAAGTCTCATTTTTGCTGGACCGGTAGCCTTAGCTTCTGCCGCTTCAAGGCGTTTAACTTCTTTTGCATAC